AAAGCTTCCGATTTAGGAGATATTTTTGTAGACTTCACTGACGAAACAGGGTTTATCTCTGCAACGCGTGAACGTACATTGCGTAATGCAACTTATGAATCGTTGTACATGAACGCGTTGGTGTTATTTCCTGAAATTCCAGCAGGCGTTGTCGAAGCAACAATCACTGTAACTCCACCTGAAGGCGGCGGAGAATAAGGAAGGGTGATGCTTAATGATAGAAAAAATTAAGCTACTATTGGGAATATCTGATGATCTTCAAGATAAGTTATTAGAGTTGTTGATTGAGGATAGCGAGGAACGAATCCTTGCGACCTTAAATCAATACGCCTCAAAGAACGGAACAGATGAAATCGAATCTATCCCAGAAAAGTTTAGCTACATCAAACGAGATGTGACTATTAAACGATTCAACAAAAGAAACAGTGAGGGTGCAAGTTCAGACAGTGAAGAAGGACGTTCCTATACGTGGGAAAAGTCTTATCTGGATGAATATCTTTCTTTGTTTGACGAGTATACAAAACCAAAAAAGATTGGTGGTAAGGGGATTGTGAGGTGGATCTAGTGAACTACAATCATCGATGCGAGGTTACTTTTTCCGAAAAGGTACCCGGTTATCTCGGGGAAGATGAGATCAAAACCAAAACAAAAATCTTACCATGCGGAAAAAGTGCACTCTCAAATGACGAACAGATTTCTATGTTCGGGAAATACACCAATACAGCGTTCAAGATACATCTTCAAGGTCATTTGGAAAATATAAGTGATATTGAGTTCGAGGATGTTAGACGCACGATCTTTGACGTTAAGCGGCATAAACATTCTACGGTGGTGATCGTTTCATGAGTAAAACCGTGAAATTGGTCGGACTAGATTTGTTCACTCGAGGGCTACTCAAGCAAAGCCGAAAGATGGAACAAGCAGCACACCAAGAAATTGTGCGTTCTGCTCTTCGGGTAGAAAAGAGAGCCAAACAGCTAGCACCGTTTGACACCGGTTGGTTAAGTGACAACATCTATTTTTATGAGACAGGACGATTAAAGGCAACGGTCGTTTCCCCGGTGCATTATTCGATTTTTGTCGAAGAAGGCACTCGGTATATGGCAGCGCAGCCTTTCCTTTTTCCCGCAGTAAAAGAAGAGTTTCCACGATTTATGAAAAATATGCAAAAAATAGTAAGAGGGTGATTCAATGGAACACGCTCCAAATACACGATTTTTAAAAGGGATTTCTGATGGGTTAAGCCAAACAGGAATCCCTATTTATTTTAAGCTCCCTGGCAAAAATGTCATGGAGCCGTTTTATGTGATAGGCACGCACTTGGATGACGATTCTCTGAGTGCGAAGTTCGGTCCTGCAATAGTGAATACCGATGTACAAATTGATTTATTTTATCCAACAGCGAGCCGTACTGCCGCAGAAGATGTCATTCATCAAACAAAGGCAGCCCTTGGTTCACGAAATAGGCTGTCGTCTGATGTGCGAATCGACAATTCAATTGGCAGAGAAGTCTATCACATCATTTTTAGAATTTCAGATTTTATCATTTAGGAGGAATACGACATGGTAGATGTTAATAACGGGGTTACAAAGTTTCAAGGAAAAGCAATCAGAGGCAAACAGGTTTGGTACTTCATTCAAGCTGTAACAGCGGCAATTGGCTCGCCAGCATTATTGCCTGCCTTTCAAACGGATGGCACTACGACAATTGGCGGAGATAACATTGATGAGCAAACCAAAATGGGGCGGATTATCCTAAAATCGACAGATGAACACAGCATTGAATTAACACAATATTTTGCCCCAGATGATGCATCCATCCAAATCATTGAAGATGCGAAAAAGAATGGTCACTCTGTTAAAGTATGGCGTGTGGTCGTTTCAGACGCCTTGGGGAAACCAGAAGGCGAAGAAAGTTTAAAAGTTAAAGCATATCCTGCGAAATTCGGCTATGGGATTCCAGACGAATTGGAATACGACGAAGGGGAAGATTTAGTAGAGATCAGCTATACATTAAACATCATCGGGAAATTGCAAGATGGAACATTCCCGTTATCTGATGAAGATGTTGCAATGATCGAAAGCTTGTACGACTTCCAACGTCCTGGAGAAACAACAGGGGATTATGACAATATCCAGTCAAAATAACCGCCCCAGTTGTCGGGGAAATCACTCCGACTACCGACGGGGCAATTGCGGAACTGTTTCATGATACGTTGAACACGTTTGAAATTCATGAAAAGGGCGGCACGAAAGTGTCATCGGGTCCAAGCCCATTAACTATTACTAGACTAGCTGCTGGCACACAGGTCGCAAAAGGCGACTATGTTGCCGTGGCCGTTGACGGGGAGCAAAAATCTGATCCAGTAGCAATCCCAGCATTTCAAGTGAAACCAACAGAAGACTAGTCTAGCGGCTAGTCTTTTTATTTATGTATAAAACAGGAGGAAACTATTATGGCATTTACAGTTGAACTAAAAGGAAAACCATTAGAAGTTAAATTTAGCTACGGGATGTTATTCAAAGCGAACAAGAAATTAGGAAATAAAGACAAAAACGGAAAGTCTCAAAATGATGGCGCCGGTATTCTTTTTACCAAAGTTTTAGAAGAAGACGATGATGCATTGGTCGATATTATTCAGTTAGCAGCCAAAGGGGATCCATCAGAAAATGAGATTTTGGATGCCATCAGCACCTATGTTTCGAAGTTTGATGACGAAGAGAAAGGGTACGGTGCGATTTTTGCAGATTTGAAGGAAGAAATGCTACACTCTGGTTTTTTCGTGAAAAAGATCAAGAAGTATATTTCCAACTTAGAGAAAGTGGAAAAAGCGCTCAAGAACAAGAAACCAACCGAAGAAATCAGCGATCCGAAGGCTCAAGCCGAAGCGGCCAAAGAACTAGCGGAACGTATGAAGAACGAACTCTCCTCGTTGAATGTGCTCGACAAGGATTAACCGACATTGAGTTAATTATGAGTTGTTACCTGTGGGAATTGGAAGCCCTCTTGGAAGGGTTGGCTCTGAGACGTCTGGATGAGCAGGAACAGCACGCGGTTTTCGCATTCAATCTAAGGTATGTGTTGAATGCGAAGAAACCGAAATTAACGAAAATATTTGATAAGAAAAAAGCGGAGAAGAAAATCCGTGATTTGTTTGCTAGAGAGGTTTCGACGAACAATCGGAAACAACTAGCCAATCAAGTGCGGACGGTAGCCAATCATTTCAAAAATAAAACATGGAGGTGAAACGATGACTTTTGAAGGATCAATTAATGCGATTATTGGTGCTGATACCACCGACTACACCAAAGCCATGGCTGAGGTAGCAGGCTCCACAAGAAAAGCCATGCAACAAGCGTCAGATACGGCAAGCAATGTCAGCAATTCATTGGTAAGAAATGTTGGACGAATCATGGGTCAATTAAGCGCGAATATGCCCACCAGCTTAGCTGGCATTGGCTCTGCATTAACCGCTCCTTTCAGCAAGGCAGGCGGTCAGATTCAGCGGGTAATTGCATCAATTGGCGAAAAAATCCCCCACCCGTTTCAATCGGCATTCAATCAAGTTACTAGTATTGCTCAGTCAGGGTACTCGAAAATAAGTAACGGATTTTCGAGTGTTCTGAATTCTGTTGCTAAATCTGCCAATGGACTTGGCACTTCTGTTAGTAGCGGCTTTGAAAAAATTGCTTCCGTGGCAAACTACACAGCAACAAAAGTGCCGGCACCCTTCAAGCAAGCTTTTCAAACAATTGGATACACCGCCAGTACACTAGGAAACTTAACGAATAAAGGTTTTCTAAGTATCGCAAGTCTCGCTCAGAATACCAGTAACAAGATTCCACCAACCTTTAGCCAAGCTTTTTCTACGGTGATTACTGGCGCCAATACGATGGCGACTAAAATCGCTGCACCAATCAATAAAGTGGCGTCTCTAGCTGGAAACGCAGCGAACAAGATGGGCAATTCGTTTAATAATGCGTTCAAAAACATGGCAACAAAAGGAATTAGTGCCTTAAACAGCATTAATCGAAAATTTGCGGAAGTCCAGAGCCCAGCCAAGAGTCTACATGGCGGAATTATGAATATTGTAGCTGGGTTAGGGTTATTTTCCGTAGCTACAAAAGCAATGGATATGTTCAAAAATTCCATTTCTGGAGCAGTTTCACGATACGACACCTTACAAAACTTTCCGAAAGTACTGAATCAAATAGGATTCAGTGCTGAAGATAGTCAAAAATCAATTAAAACATTGAGTGACGGAATCGACGGATTGCCAACAACGCTTGATGCGGTGGCGAAAAATACGCAACAAATCGCAACAATGACGGGCAATCTAGATGGTGCGACCAAAATAACTTTAGCTTTAAATGATGCCTTCATAGCGTCGGGATCGAGTTCTGCAGATGCTGAACGCGGCTTAGTACAATATGTACAAATGCTTTCTAAAGGTGAAGTTGACATGCAGTCATGGCGTAGCTTGCAAGAAACCATGGGTGTCGCATTGAATGATACTGCCAAAGCCTTTGGGTTCGCCGGAGAGTCCGCTCAAAATGATCTATACGACGCATTAAAAGACGGAACGATAACGTTTAATGAATTCAATGATAAATTAATTGAGCTTGATGGCGGTGTCGACGGTTTTGCGGCCAGAGCTAGAACCGCAACAGGAGGGATTAAAACCTCGTGGGCAAATTTAAAAACAGCGATTGTCAAAGGAACTACGGGAATGATCGAAACCTTTGACACAGCAGCTAAAGCCAATGGGATGAGCAGTATTGCGGATTCCATCGGAAAAGCGAAAGACGCGGTAAACTTTTTATTCGGCCAAATCAATGCTGTAATTCCAAGTGCTGTTGATGCGCTGAGTAAGTTTGCAGAAATTGTTAACAAGAAATTTAACTTCGACGGTGTGAAAGAAAACGTGACCACTGTTTTTGGTAAATTGAAGACGTTACTTGATGATTTCGCCAATAACGGGAAGTTGTCGATCGAGTCGTTAGACATATTGAAAGGTGCCTTTGTGGCGATCGTGCCAAAAGTGGCACTCTTCATGGCAGCATTAAAACCGGAGGCCGCAAAAAATGCTATTCTATCCATCCTTTCTCCAGTTGGAAAATTGGGGCAAGTGTTCGATTCGACCGGTTTGGGTATTCTTAACAAATCGGCAGCCATGGGAGATGGGATTAAGGCTATCGGAAATCCAATCAGCGGATTAGTCGGAAAATTTCCGTATCTTGGTACCAGCTTACAGTCGGCAACGTCTGTAGGAATGGGCGCTTTAGGTCATATGGTGTCCACTATTGGTTCGTTGGCAGGATTGGCGTTATCAACAATCGGACCTGCCGCAATCTTAGGTTTAGTTGTCGCAGGCTTAGGGCTCATCAACACCCAGTTTGGCACTCAGATTGATCAGATGTTGACCACGGTTACCACTAAGGGTCCTGAGATTATCGCGAATCTCGTCAATGGGATTACGTCGAAACTGCCAGAACTTATGGCCAGTGGAACGGAACTGATCGCGAAATTCGCTGATGCTATCGCAACGATGATCCCGGTGTTGATCAATGCAGGGGTGCAGATCGTCGGTACCTTGGTTCAAGGTGTAGGGCAAAATGCACCATCCTTAATCAGCTCTGCGTTGCAAGTAGTGACGTCTTTTGTGAGTTCTGTCGCTTCTGCATTGCCGCAGTTAATAACTATGGGGATGCAGTTACTACTTAACTTAGTAAATGGGATCATTCAAAATATCCCGCAAATTGTTAGTTCAGTTCAACAGATTCTTTCTTCATTCGTTGGATCGATTACAGAGAACCTTCCGAAGATTATCAGTACAGGGATTGAAATTTTGTTAGGTCTTCAAGAAGGTATGACATCAATGATGTCTCAATTAATTCCAGTGGCATTGGATGCTATTTTGACGCTGATTGAGGGTATTATGTCAAATATTCCGCTGTTGCTAAACGGAGCATTAGCGCTAGTTCAATCATTGTGCAACTACATTACAACGAATTGGCCGTTACTATTACAAGCAGCTGTTCAAATTATACAAGCGTTAGTTGATGGTTTAGTCCAGAATTTACCTTCAATTATTTCTGCTGGTATTCAGATTATTATTTCGTTGATTACAACGATCATACAAATGCTCCCTCAAATTGCGATGGCGGGGCTACAGATTATCACCTCGTTAGCAGGAGCTATTTTGGAAGCAATTCCTAAAGTTTTGCAAGGAGCTTGGGATGGCATTAAAAATGGATTCTCGAACTTATGGAATACTATTACTGGTAAATCTGGAGAAACAAGTACGAAAGTTTCAAATGACGCTACCACTACCTCAAATAGTATGGGCTCAGCCTATAGTCAAGCAAACATGAATGTTACTGGTTCCATGAATCAAATGAATACGAATGTAAGCAGTCTGAGCACAATGAGTTCGAATAACGCTATCAATGCGGCGGCAAGTGCGAATGCACAAACAAGTTCTCAATATCAAGGGATGCAGAGTAATGTTTCTGCCAGCACAAGCAATCTAGCTAATACCGTTGGACAGAATGCTCAATCTGCAGCGTCAGCAGCCTCAAACAATGCTAGTATGGCAAACGCAAACGTTTCAACTGATTACCAAACCATGCTTGGCAATGTTGGTCAAACCACAGCAGATGTCTCTTCTACTGTTGGTCAAAATATGAACCAGGCTTCTGCTAACGCATCGGGTGCATCTGATGCGATGTATAAGAATGTAACCGGGAATGCAAAAAACATTAATACCGGTTCAAGCCAAGAGATTTCTGCTATGGCGCGAAACGTAGGCATGTCAATGAATAATATGAGCCAAACGGTTACAGGATCAATGAACAAAGTAGTGAATACTGTTAATAGTGGATTCTCTCGCATTTCTACTTCGAATACTCAATCTATTAGAAATATGGTTCAAACAATGTCATCAGGCGTGAGCCAAATGAGCAACGCATTTTCTAGCGGAATGAATAATATGGTCTCAACCGCTTCGAATGTCTCCAACCATATTTCGTCAGCCTTTAGCTATTTGTCAAATTCTTTGGCGAATGTTGGTTATAACGCAGGTATTGGATTGAATAATGGTCTAGCTAGATCAGCGAATACTATTTACAATACGGCAAATACGATCGCTAGCAACGTTGCCAACCAAATGCGGTCTGCCTTAGACATCCATTCACCGTCACGAGTCATGGCAAAAATCGGCGGCTTTATTGGGGAAGGATTGGTCAACGGTATGGCGTCCATGCTGCCAGAAATTGGTGAACAAGCCTTTGCTTATGCGGATGCGATTTCAGATCAAGAGTATTCGGCAAAATCTGTTGTGACTGCGGATACACGAACGATCACAGGGAAATTATCGTCTTCCATGAGCGATCTGAGTGACGAAGTGCAAAATAGCCCGAATGCGGATATCAACCTTACGATTGAGCAAAATTGGGATGGTAAGAAAGTCTACAATTATGTGAAATCAGAAGATGCACGAAATTCAACACGGATTAATCTCATCAACAAGAACTAATAAGGGGGAGGTTCTATGGATTTATATATTGAAAAACAAGCGCTAAAGACAAGAATGTCCTCCTTGGGCGTTCTTGTTCAAGATATTAAAGTGTCGAATGCGGCAGTCGAATCCAATCGAAAAAGGATCAATAATAAAAACGGCTGTCTGTTCATGGGTGCCACACATACTGAAAAGAAAATCTCCGTTACAGGTAAGTATTATGTTCCTGATGAATTGCAAGACGAATTAATGAAAGACAGGCTCAATGGAATCTTAGCAGATACCGAGCCTTTTTTTGTGACACGGATGTACAGCGCCGGTTCAATGTATGACTTTGAAAGACCTGGACAGGCGCAAGGGTTCGATTTGTTTCAATCGGAGAAGCAAAGAAAATATCACTACCGCTATAAAGTCTTGCTAGATGGGGCGATTGATTATTCTTTCCAAGGATTTAGCGAAGCGGGCCTACTTTATGAAATTAGTTTTTCATTAGTTACAGCCGATATCCCTTTCGGTATGACCGAACCCGAAACAATTCAATTATCTGGGAAGGGCGGATTTATTGAATATAAGGGAACGGCACCTTGTAGCCAATTAGAATGGCCTTGGGTAGTAGAAGTAACCGCTAACTCTAGTCCAGGAATAGCTTTGACAGTGACAATTGGCGATCGGACGCTGCGCTACGAAGGCAAAAAGTCTATAACGCCTGGCGATATTTTTCGGTTAGAAGGATCAAGTTTTACTCTCAATGGTCTCAATATTAATGACCAGACGAACCTTGAATTTTTTAGGTTGGAACCTTCCGAACAAGGGTTTATTCCATACAGTACCTCAATGAGCAGTGCATCGATCCAACTATTAAACAAAGTAGATTTTTATAGATAGGATTGAAGGTGATGATTAATGACCGTATTTAAAAATGTTAAAAATGAAGCGTTTATTGCTATGACTGAATTATCTTATAGCCATAAGGTGAACGGGGAAAAATCAATTAAGGGAACAATCTATACAGGCGATGAAGTTATTAGCGGGATCGATCGCGGATGGTCAATGGAATTTCAAGGAGAAGTTTTCTTTATTACTTATGCTTTACCTGTGGATAATGGCGAATCTGTCACAGTGGAATTCGATGCCATCCATGAATTTTTCTACAAGATGGGGAAGTCAGCAATCTATACTGTTCTGAATGGATCAAATACGGCAAAAGCTTATTTAGACCTAATTTTTAGTGGCAGCGGCTATAGTTATTCTTTAGGTGCTTCATTAGTGGCTTTTGAGAAACAAAATTTTGGCATGAAGAACCGATTAGCCTTGTTTAATGATTTTATTAATAGCACCTCTACCGAATTCAAAGTCGTTGGTAAAACTGTAACAATTGTAGAAAAAGTTGGAAGTGATCTTTCTACGATTGTTCGTAAAGGATTCAATATGCAAGACCTAGGTTTAGAACATAATATCGGAGATTTTGTGACGTATGCGAAAGGATTCGGAGCTTTTAAAGACCCTGAGGATGAATCAAAAGGAAGGTTAGAAGTTACCTATAAGAGTCCGTTAGCTGAGACCTATGGAATACTAGAAGCGGACCCGGTTGTGGATGAACGGTATACACAAACGGAGAGCATGCTGGCCAGACTCAAAGAATTGGTGGAATCATCCTATAGCATTTCTGTTTCTTTATCTGTAGAAGATTTACAGAAGGCTGGTTACAGGTATGCTTTTCCGGATCCCGGAGACTATATTTCTGCAATCAACGAAGATCTGAATTTTCAACAAAAAATACGGATTGTTGGGATCGAAGAATCTTTTGATGTATTAGGGGAGTCTTTAGATAAGATTGTAACTTGCCATTCACTCAATTCGGTCGATCAAAAAAATCAAGCGGATGCTAGTAATTCTCAAAACTGGTCAGATATTGCGAATGGCGTAAAGCCCATTCCAAATGAATGGTTAACAAATGCCATTCAAAATGCGACGAATGCATTGTTAGAAGCCCAAACAGAATTGAAGTTCACGAATAATGGTATTTTGGCTATCGAAAAAGGAAATAGCAATCGACTGGTTATTTTGAATTCCGCTGGCATTGGTGTATCTACAGACGGCGGAAAGACTTTTGAGAATGCAATGACCGCCGAAGGAATTAATGCTAGTGTAGTCAACACCGGTATCCTAACAGCAATAAAGATTCAAGGAACAAATATCATGATCGATCTCACTAGTGGGGAAGTTAGTTTTAAAGATGGCTCTATTAGTAGTACAAATGGAAAAATCAATATCGATTTAAAAAAAGGGATTATGTATTTCAAAAAGAACTCAACGAATTCAAGCGTAATGGGAGATAATGGCTTTGTGGTGTACAACGGCGTACCGACAACATCAGATATTGATATTTATGATGACAAGATTATCGCGGCTGTAGGGAAGTTTAGTGATAAACCCGGGCTATTTGGGAATGATGGGTTAGAAGTGGCCAGTTATAGGTATAAGAGACTTCCTAACGGTTCAGTAGAGTATACGCGAGTGGCTGGTTTTGTAGCAGAATCAAACGGAGACGCTTATATTTTCCCGGAAAATAATCAAACATTTCAAATTGGGTTTCCAAATACCAAAACGGTACTAATGTCACAAACAAATGAAATAAAAGGCAACCTAACTGTGGGGAATTTGAACGCTTCTGGGGCAAAAAATGCAATTCACGTCACTAGAGATGGCGTAAGAGCAACACCCGCGTACGAACTCGCAGAATCTTATTTAGGTGATATTGGAAGAAATGTAACAGATCATGAAGGTAAAGCGTGGGTTTCAATAGAAAAAATATTTAGCGACACGGTAAACTTAGATATTCCCTATGAAGTGTTCCTACAAGTTTATGATAATGCAAGAGTATGGGTATCTGATTTTCGATCCGGTGCCTTTTTAGTTTGTTCCGATCAGCCAAATATACGATTTGCATGGGAACTAAAAGCGAAACGGATCGGATACGAAAATGAGCGGTTGGTTTTAATTGAAGAAATAGAAAATGAAAAAGTAGAACAAATCTGGGGGCCAGAAGAGTACAAAGAAGAAATGGGAGGCGGTGAGTGAGCATGTTGAATCTAGATATCAACAAAGAACTTGCAGGAAATCACATTGTTCATGGACGAATAGGTGACAACAATTGTCGTACCGAAAAAGTAAGTGTTATCAATGGTGATGGAACGCCATTCGATCTTACAGGAATCACGATTTCATTCACTGGAAATACACACGAGTTTAAGACCAAAGTATTTGATACGAAGGGTGTTCACGATATCGATCCGAAAAAAGGAGTCTTTCACTATACGTTCCCTAGTGAAGCTTTCAGCGTAGCGGGTTCTTATGAACGCGCTTATTTCTCATTTTCGGATAAAAATGGAACTGTAGCAAGTACTGGCGATTTTGAAATCCTAGTCCTTGCCAATACGGATCTTACAGCCCCTGAAGCAGAAACAATCATCACTGAATACAATAAACTCGTTGAAGAACTGCACAAGTTGCAAAAGAAAAATATCGCTGAACTGAAAGAACAGCAGGATGAGTATATTTTGGAATTGGCTAAAGCTTTCGCTAAACTACAAAATGATGTAACGGCTCTTGAAGGCAAAATCACAACTTATGAAACAAACGTAACTAAAGTAGCTTCGGCTGCTGAAAAAACGATTTCTGATGCGCTGACAGATGCGTTGGAGGCAATTCGGGAAGCCCTAGAAGAATTTCAGAAGGGGAACTTCTACACTAAGCCTGAATCGGATGAACGTTTCGCTAAGAAAACAGACTTGACCAAAGAGAATGTCAGTCTCGGCAACGTCGACAACTACGCCACAGCAACACAAACCGATGCGGAACAGGGACTTGCAGGAAATAAGTTCATTACGCCAATGGGTGTCAAACAGCATGTAGATGCTCGTATGGCGACGCAGGAAGAAGTGAATGCGGGTGAAACGACAAACAGGCTTGTTAATCCTAAAACGCTAGCTGAATGGCAAAACCA